TTCTGACGTGTGCAAAACATCCCATGATAGTCCAATAAAGGTTTTAATGTTCCTGTAATCAATATATCTAAATCCAAACATAATACCTGATGCCCGAATAACCCCGATTCTTTACTAAACATGTACATCCGTGGGAGTACCCCGTCAATAGTAACCATGTTAATTGGTCTTAGTTCGATTTCAGAAGTCAGATGTCCTAACTTTTCATTCGTAAAACAAACAAACTTAAACTCCCTATCTGCATATTTCTTACATCCGTTATAAAGGTTCTGAATATATTTAGTAGCTAAATCTTTAGTTACCGTACCGATCCTTTCAAGGTGATAAAGCTGTTTGTTTACGTGTCCTTTAGGGTTCTTGTACTCAGGATATTGCCAGCGGTCTCCCTGCCAGTAAAAGCAAATTATATAAGGTATTGTATCCATTTTATGTGTTTTGGTATGTCTCTAAAATTAACTGTCTTTGGTTGTCCTGTTATGAATATCAAATCTTTAGGTTTCTCTTTCATTCGTAATGCTCTCGAAGATTTCTCCATCCATGAACTTGGGAAAGTAGGCAAATGAGGTTTCCATAATCCGATTAGATCCTGATCGCCTCGGTAATATGTCATATAATAATCCGAACAATAAAGAAAACGATCATATACATCTTTCATCTTTCCGGGAGTAAATAACATTATTCCCGCCTGGTAGCGAAGTATCATTCCAGGTTGTTTAGCAAGGATACGATTCTTAAACATCACCAAATCACCTTCGTAATCTAAAACAGGTTGTAATGAATCTACTATATATGTATCCTGATCTATATACAATGTTCTGCCTTTCGGAAGGTCTGACCGGTAAAGTTCCATCTTTCCCCACCACCCCGGCCATGTATTTTTCATCATTATCTTCTCAACAGGCATATCTCCTTCGTAATTAGTAAGGCAATAAAACGTATAAGGTCTGTCCATGTACCGATCTACATTAAACTGAAGCCTCTCTATATCAGGAATGTTAAAATCACGTCCCCTGATACAAGGAGTCCACCAAATACATATTACATTTACTTTATCCATTGCTTTCTTTTTTAACGAACCAGCATTTATCTATTCCGGTATCTACGTAATTTCTACATAATATCTTTACTGCCCTCTTAACTCCGAACATATTTATATCGTGCCCTGAAATAAGTCCACCCTTTCTGACTTTAGGTGTCCAGGCGCTTATGTCTTTAAATACTGATTCGTATCTGTGACTTGCATCTATAAAAACAAAATCCAGGCTTTCATCTTCTACTTTATCGGCCATGTCCCATGAAATACCTTTCAAAACTTTTACTCTGTCTTGAAACGGGTAAATCCTATCACAGAAAGTTCTAAATGCAATATCCTTTTCAGGGTGATTTATCCATCCACCAGTTTTTCTGTCTTTTTTTATCTGTGTATAACGCTCCCAAAGGTCAACTGCATAAAGTAATTCTAATCCATGACAATGAATTAACAAATGACGTGCAGTAGTACCGAGATCAACTCCTACTTCAGCTCCTATCTTATAACCATTTGAGTTTATGACTTTAGCCAGCCATTTATATCTTGGGTTTTTGTGTCCCCTTTTGTCGTTCATCCCTACAAAATCATTCATATCTTTTTATAATCTTTAAATACTGTAAACTCCGTCAAATCTTTATATCCTTCAGTGAGGTCTTCGTTATTTAATGGTATATTCTGCATCAATGCCAGTCCACGTGCTGCTTGTTCGGGTGTCATGTACATATTCCAGCCTAAAGAGGTTATATCGTCCTCGGTGTACATTACTTCGTGTCTGCCTTCATAACGTGCCGACCTGAACCATTCTACTGCATCAGGGTTATCTGTTAAAATCATTCCTCCTTTGCCTATTTTTAGTAACTTTTTGATATGGAAACTTAAACACATAAATGACTTCGGGATGTACATCTCTGAGGTGAATCTCTTAGCAGCATCGAAAATTCTATAAGGTCGTAACTGGTAAATCCCTGACCAATCGTTTCTTGTAGAATTAAATATCGGAGTCCCTCCTGCATGAATAATACTCTGTGGCACACTTAAATAGGTCTTACTTGGTATGTCAACTTCTTTTATTTTGAGATATTCACAACACAAAAACAATGCATCTGTACAACTATCTACTGCCACGGCATACGGCGCTCCTGTGTATCTCGATACTTCTTCTTCGAACATACGAACTATCTTAAAAGGGTTGTGCCAAAAGTTATAATGTTTCATTACTTTATAATTTCAATAATACGTTTCGCAACTGCTTTAGGTGGATTAAGTATAAAATCCTGTCTTACAGGCGCTGTTTCGTCTTTTGTGTATCTTTCTTTTAGTCTCGACTGCATGTCAGTATCCATCCTTCCAGGGTCAATTAAATTAAATCTCACTTCAGGATGTTCTGCTCCGTAAAGTTTAATTAACATATTCAATGTAGCTTTACTCAAACAATACGCATTCATGCCCGCAATAGGTCTAAATCCGGCCCCTGAAGTGATTACGCATATATTATTAACCTGAGATAATACAAAGTCTATAATTACCTTATTTGACCATGTATTTACCGTCATGCACTCTACGATCTCCCATAATTTACAATCTTCTAAAGGTTTTATCTTACTTAACATTCCAGCGTTTAATATCACAGTATCTAATTCTACACCTTCAAGAAATTCGACTAACTCATGATATAAGCTATCAATTTGTCCTAAGTCAAATGAAAGGAAATGGAATTTATTACTTTTAATCTCAGGGCGGTTTCTTGAAATGCCATACACCGTATCTCCTTGTGATAGATACTGTTTAGTCAATGCTAAACCTAATCCTTTGCTTACGCCTGTTATTAAAATTTTCATTATACGTGTTTTAACCAACTCGAATCTTCATAAACCCTATCTGGTATTCCTATCACTTCATTAACTGCATTACGAACTTCAAACCTATCTGTATAGTTATGCCCTGCTATGATTCCTCCTTTTCTTACCAATAGTAAGGACATTTGGAGTTCTTTAAGTATATTTTCGTACGCATGATCTCCATCAAGATAAACCATGTCAACTTCTTTAGGTAAATAAGGAATAGAATCTAAAAATGACATTTTTAATTTTACTACACTTGCGTATTTTATCATTCTATTATCAAACAAGGTCTCTACTTTCTCCATGTCGGATTGTGAAGTCAGGTCGTCTTTGTCGTATCCTCCTTTCCACGGATCCACTGCATAAAGTAAACTGACTCTACCTGATTCTAAAAACATCTCCGTACTCTCTCCTGTATAGCTCCCTGATTCTATCATTACAATATCATCTGGAAGGGTACTGATAAAATGAAGTAATCCCACACGCTGCACCCCTTGGCGCATCGTTAAGACTTTAGAAGATATAATATTCTGATTCATTATTTATGTCATTTAATGTTTCTTCTATGTAAATTATATCATTAATCACTCGCATGGCACAACCGTTTAAAAGATGTACCGGAGTTGGATCTTCGTTTAATAAATATTCCTGAATAGTGTATTTAACATCCGCGAAACCGAACCTACTTCTTATGCTGTTAGTTCCGGAAAACCTGGTATTTATTTCAAATGGGATTACTTTCCCTTCTTGTACTTTAGCCTGTACATTTATGCTTCCCCTGAATGGGATGTAACTCAACATCTTATTTATGAGTGATTCTACCTGATCGTTATACTCAAAAGTTACTTCAGCCCGTGCGGTGTATCCGTCTTGTAATTCTCTACGAAAAACTATAAACCCGTGTAAATCCCCGTTTTTCTTGACATAAAACGATATAGTCAATTCATCTCCTGTTAGTAATTCCTGAAGGATATAGTTTACATTGTTAAATTCAGTTAGGTCTTTAGGGTTTATATGTATATCCTTGCTTCCCTTACCTTCGTTTGGTTTTACTATGATACTTTCAAATTCTCCTTTGTAATCTTTTACCATACAAGTCTCAGCAAAAGGAATCCCGTAGTATTTAAACCACTCAGAGTTTTTAAATTTATTAAATCCCATCCATGTAACTTCTGAAGGGCTAACCGCTACCGGGCAATCTAACTGATCCCTAAACCTCGATAAATAATAAGCCTCCGCATCGGTAGTAGGAAGTATCAATTTTATATCTTCTTTTTTTACGATTTCTTTAATCTGCGAACAATACACAAAATCCTGATATGCCGGTTCTACTCTATACGATTTATCACAAAGATGAATTCCTATATTGACCTCTCGTGTATCTGTACCTATTAAAGTAAACTGAGAACCAAAAGAACGTCTAATGTTTTTTAAGACTCCTTGTCCTACCATCCCTCCTACACCTGTAATTAGTATTTTCATAATTCTATATATGGAAATGTTAATACTTTTGGTGTTGATTCTTTGATTTTCCTAAATTTAATATCTTGTGCATCTTTCCTCCTGCCTTTCTTAAACTCTGTATTTATGGCATCAGGGATAACGGTATTGTCATATAAATTAACAAAAATGTCTAATACCTTATATTCCCCTGCCTTATTACGAAATCTCTTATGATGAAAACCAGATACTCCATGATACCTACCTGAAAGACGTTCATCGTATCCACCTACATCCCAAAATAGCTTTTTAGTCAATAGTATAGCTGCTCCATGTTCTCCAATTTCTCTATCTGACCCTATCTCCCAGCGCCTAAACATATAAATCTTACCTTCGTTTAACTTAGGGAGTACTTCAAGTATCTTTTTAATTGATTCACTTGGTATAATATGATCTATATCCAGATTCAGAACCCACTTAGTCTCAGCATGATGAAAAGCAATATTTCTACAAGCAAGAAAATTATACCTTACCTTTTTTGTTATTCTGAAAAGGTCAATTTCTTGTCCATTGAATTTACTTCTACTGACAGGAAATTTAGAGCTACAATCATCTACTAATATCAATTTTACCTCTTTAGGATATTTTTCCCATTCTTCCTGCTGACGTTTTAGCATCTCAGGGTTATTGTAATATGAATATACTACACTTATCATATAAGCAATCTGTCAAGGTTAAAATTCTGCATCTCAGGGATCATAGATGAATAAACCTGTTCTGCAAGTTTCCGGCTTGTCTTTCCGATGCCTTCAGATAATTTTTCTATTGATTCCTGAATATCTTCTACGCTTTCCCACGGAATGCAATGCGGAAGGTTAAGTACATTCGTAATAGCAGGGATACCTCTTAACCCCATCTCTTGGATACTTACCCCTCCTCCTACGTAATCACTTAAAAACAACCCTGTGAAGCATTTACGGTACATCTTATCCGCTTCACCTGCATTCCACTCGTCTTTAGTGAACGATCCGTCTCCTATTATAAGTTCATGATCCAATTTGAGCTTGTCGATATAATCTTTTCCGTGATAATCCGGTTTGCTCTTATTTAGATAAGTATAAACTTTATCTCCTTTTTTTGTAGGCTTCGGCTTGTGTCGGGCTACTGTCTTAATCAGGCGACAAGGTATTTTATAATTGTTTTCCATAAAATCCTTTATCTTTGGAGAATCGGTTACGTTGGTTACTCTACGATTAAGTACATAATTCCGTAACTCAACATCTTTAAGCTCCCATGAATCTACTCCCATCCAGTATATTACTACCGGTCCACGATGATCACGTAAGAAATGATACGCTACCCTTGACTTATAGCAGCCAAACATTACAACCGGGTGATGCCTGTTATTATACTTAGCGAGATTATACTGCTGTAAGAATCCGAAAGGTCTCATCGGCATTGATACAAATCCTTGTTTAATTTTCATTTTATTTGAATTTTGTTCTTAATTTTATCCAAGGTAATATATTGATAACCATGCCATCGAAGGTCATGTTTAGAATTTTCACTAATCCTTTGCCACATATAATTATCGGGTTTCCTTCTTCAATATTAAAGACTTTGCCGATATGGCTTTTTCTGTTTACAATATTTCTATCTTTTATCTTTTTACACTTTATAATCCTTAAATTTTTATCTTCTGTAGATGTATAAGCTCCTAAATACGGATAACCAACAGCATCTACAAACCTACATATATATTCAGAATCCATTGTCCAATCTACCTGGTAGTCGTCTTTATCCCGCCAAACACTATATGATGACTTTCCTACTTGAGAACGACTCTCAATTTTTTCTTCGTTTAGAATCTTTTTAAAGATCTTTTCTGTTATATCTGCATAAAGTTTTCCTACTTTATCTATTGCATCTGAAATGGTAATAGGGTAATCAATCTCTATCATATACTGGTCGATAACATATCCTGCATCAAATTCATTACATGCAAAAAATGCCGTTACCCCTACCATTGGATCTTTATTCAAAAGAGCAGTTACCAAAGGAGCAAACCCCCTGTATTTAGGTAGTAATGAATCATGTAATACAATAAGATTCTTAGTGCCTTTTAATAACTTACGCCACCCTATGGCAATAGTATAATCCGATTCTGATTCATCTTTTAAGTTAATGTCATACGCATTACAAACACTTTCAATATCGTAATAGTAATCTTCTATAACATCTTTGTCTTTAGCGATTACCACACAATGAATCTGACTCAAGAAATCAGCATTATTAACTAACCTTTTTAAGGTAATAAGTCCTTTTTTTCCTGCCAGTAAAAGACGTATCTTTTTCATTGTTGCCTTTCTAAAATTTGTTTTACCGTTGATTTTTTAAAATCTTTAATAGCACTATCCGGACTCGCATTTATCACTTCTATTCCTAATCGTTTAGCATCCCTCGCAATAAGCGGAAAACTTCTTAAATGCCTGTCAAAGGGAAAATGCCTACGTCGTTTTTCATTTATCACCCGCTTGCCATATACCTGATGCCAATGTTGATGCTCTTCGTCCAACTTCATATCGAATCCTAAAAGAACTATTCTTTTTACTCCTGCAAGAGCTGCTATGCTCATAGCTGCTGCTCCACTGTTTCCATTCCAGCATACCCCATTCGACTCTGTGCTTATTCCTTTCTTGCCTATTCGTCTTAATCTTTTTATGCTTGAATCTATTTTAGAGTTTCCGTTGCACGTTACCTTAAGTCCCGGAAATTTAGCCAGGCCGAGTTGCTGTTTTACATAAAAACCGTTGTCTCCAAAGAAAACTATATCGATCCAGTCTCCTATTAAATATGCTACGTTTACTCCTATCACATGCTTCGTGTGAATTGAAGAAAGATAAGGGGAATACGCTCCGGGAGGTAACTCGTTATTCGATACCTTTTGGATTATATCATCAGGAACGTCAAATTGTCGTGGCATACTATGCCCACCACCGATAATCCAGCATTCCCCTCCTTCCCACATTTTAGGAACTTTCCACATATCTTTATTTTTCGAGTTCCTGTATTAACTCTCCTGCTGCCACTTTGCGTAAAGCATTTTCATTGATAGTTTTTCCTTGGTCATCTACAACATCATACCACTGGGCATTTCGTTGTCTCAAGAAAAACTTCGCTGACTTTCCTACAAACTTTGGCTTATCAGATGGCTTCTGCTCTAATGCCTCAATCCAATTCGATAAACCACTTACTTCAGCTTCTGTAGCTTGGAATTTCTCCCCTCCTTTGATCTTACGACCATCACGAAGGCTCATTTTTCCACGTCCTCTTTTTATCCACCAAATAGCTGCCGGATTGTTTTCGTATTTTACCATAATTATTTCCTCCTTTAAAATAAATGACTTGATTAGTCATTAATAAATTTAAGATGCTGTTACTACTAAAATCCCACTGCGACCATCATAGTCACTTCTAACTTGTGGAACCTGAATGGTAAGCACTTTGTATTTATGTACAAAATTTCCTTCAGTAGTCCATTCGACATTCTGAATAGGAAGACCGCGAACTAATCTAACAACATCACTGGTCATCTGCACCAGAAGTAATGTAGTAGATGCAAGAGTGTCAACAACTTTTATACCTTTTATCCCGGAAATCTTCAGGATTCTTTCCCTTATGGTATTTGTCGTACCATTTGAAAGAGAATCACTATAATCACCGTCAATAAGAGTTTCGTAAGCTGTTGGAATGTACAACATATACGGCCCGAAATGATAGTCATCAATCAGATCCTGTTTCATATCTAATACATCATCTACCATTTCTGCAGGGGTCTTACTCGATCCACCTGTCCATGCTGATATTGCCCTTGTGTTCACATCCGGATGATTTACGTAACTATAAATAGTACCTCCGCCAAAAGCGTAAGTAGTACTTGTAAATAACATACCTTCCAGCTTTTCAGCTACTTTCCTTGTTGCAATTTCTACCATCGAAGTATCAAGACCATTACCCATGTTCCGACTTGCATTTAAGACACGGGAGTTAATCTCGTAATCTGAATGTATAATCGGTACTGGTAAATAATGATACCCAAAGTCAGGGCGATCACCTTTTGACCTTGAAACACCGTCCATTGTAAGATCGGCTTCCTGTGCATCACTTATGTCATGCGTTTCGAGAATTGTAGTCCCCATTGCATTTCCTAAGTTATGTATCAAGTTGTTGTCGATCAAATCCTGAATACCGTTTAACCGGTAACGGGATACTTCCATTATTTTGTCATCTAATGACTTCCACTCATCCCTTCGGAGAGTAGCATTAGTAACAGGAACAGATTTGTAACTTTCTGCTTTCTTAGCGTCTCCCCCTTGGAACACAGTAATGTAAGATTGTCCATCTTTACCAATAAATGGGCGAAGTTTCGCTGTATCCATTCTTCCATTCTCCATCATATACGCGGCTAATTCACCTTGTGCCTTGCCGTTTCCCATAAAATCCATATTTTCCATTATTTTTTCCTCCTTTCTTTTTTAAATTATACGAACTAAAATCCGCTTGTTATATCCGAGTGTACCACTGGATTCTTCACCAGAGGAATCACTTACGTCAAGAGCTTCTATTGCTTGACCAACAATTACTTGCGGTATAATAGTAACTGTATTCTTTTCTTGCTGAGATTCGCTCTCCCATGATTCTACATCATCAGTGTGAACTTGCAAGTATCCAGCACCGTTACTTTCTAAGAAACTTCCGATAACTGCGGTTTGACCATCAGCTAAAATACCGTAAACTATTTCACCACGATTCGGAATCCATACCTGAACCATGTCGCCATCGGCATAAGCATCGTCAATGTCATTGCCCTGAAGTTCGTCTTCAAGAGCAAACATAGGGAGCGCGCTCCCTTCAGAAGTAGAATGTGCCTGTACATTACCTGTACTTACTATCTCTACTAACATACCGGGATATATCGCTGATTCCGCTTCAATTTCCTCTACAATATCCAGGTATTTTTTAACTTTAATTGTGTTATAAGCCATAATTTTTACCTCCTTTTATTTATTTTCAATTTCAACACCCATAGGTAAAAGAACTTCTACCTTTTTACCACCTACGTCTCCACTTCCACCCTGTCCGCTGTAATCTGCAGGAACGGTAATAGATTTAGAAACTTTATCCAGAACAACGTCTGACATTACTTCCAAGTCTTCTTTGACCCAAACATCTTTTGAGTTGTCAAGAATACTTTGAATTTTTGCTGTCCGTTGTTCTTTGTACACATTAATACTTGATTTCACCTGATCCTGCATCTCTTTAGGCATAATTGCTATATAATCATCAGTAGTCTTGAGTTCCAAAACTTCTAATGCCTTTTCACGATTTACCTGAAGAACAGGAGCCGGTTTTTGCTCAATAGGGAAAAGTTTATCAATTAAAACTTCCTCCTGAGTAAGCAACCATTCTTTGTCTGCTTCTGCAAAATGGGTCAACCTATTATCTATAAGCTGCTCTATTTTGGTCAAGCAACATAATGACTTTTCTTTTGTCATAATTTCGCCTCCTTTATTATTATTACTCTGCGGATCCTCTGTCCTCCGCATGGACATAGTTAAATATTCGACATTGCGCCGAACTTCAACAGGATCGCCTAAAAATTCGACCTTTGTGTCCTGATCTGTTAATTGGTAATTCTGTCGATAGAGAATTGATTGACCCTGTTCTTCACGTCTGTCAACAGTATAGATTATATGATCATTAAATATTTCTGTTAAATAATATACTTTCAAATCATTATCCATGCTGTCAAGTTTCGCTCGTACAAGGTTCATCAGTTCCAGATACCCCTGAGTATTCGTAATCGGGAGTACTGAGAACCCTTCTTTGTTTAATTGCTTAAATGTTTGCAATAAATCCACTTTGTGACCTCCTTCCTTGTTAGTACGTACTCCACAACCATCATTCCAGGAACATGCACCTGTCCCGCCGGGCAGGAGAGCCAAGTGATCTGGCCTGTAATTTCTTGCAATAGATACGTAGGTTTCACCGTTCCATTCCCCTTCCGTTGCGTCTTGGTCTGTAAAGACCCCTACACTTACATCTAAAGGACGGTTTTGTTTTATATAATTTAAAGCCTCTGGAGACATAGCTTGTAACTTCTCTATATCCAACCATGCTTCTGCTTTTAGTTTTCCATCTTCCATGCAGGTATTAAAAAGTACCCCTACACTACGTTCAAGTATATCAGGTCGTTCTGCTGCTGATAGGTTAGTCCCGTTTTCTTCCGGATGGTCAATAGTTACCGGTCGGCCGTTCCATGCTTCTACAAACTTTTCTAATTCTTCTTTTAAGTGAAGTATCGCCCCGGCGCTTCCACTGTGAACACCCTCAACCATCATTACTACAGGAACGACTAAATGTTTCTTACCCTGATAGGTTTTAGTCTTTGTTTGGTAAGCATCTGCCTGGATGCTGTGTACTGTGAAATTTTCTTCCATATCTTTAATTTTTATGTTCTATTATTGGCAATGCAATACATCTGCATTGTGGATGCACAGGTATTAAGTTCTGAATTTGATCCAATGTATAAACTCTGCCATGTAAAGCCGCACACTGAGGGCAAACTCTATCGTCCCCTGCAGTTCTAAATTCTGCTTGCACTTTGACACCTTCGAGTCCCCAATTACGGTATTCCTGTACAGTAGCTTGATGGTGAGCCCGGATTATTTCGGTTCGTGCCATTATCTCAGCTCTCCGCTTGGCAGGGACAAACCTCCCTAAAGTATCCGTCAATCCAAGTTCACCCATCCCGCTACCATTTATTGTGCCTACAAGTTTACGTGCCAAAAGTCGTGGGTTATCACCGTCTGCCATGCCCTGACTTAATACCCTGCTTATCTGAGTTGACATCTGGCTCGTTATACCCTTTAATTCTTCGTATGTGCGTGTATAAAGCAATCCGACTCTATCCATGTGGAAAGGTGCCACCATACTCGTCTCAATGCCTCCTGTACTCTCTAATGAAGGCACATCCATAGCTCCACTTCTGTTCATTTCGTATCTCGCCCGTATAATCCCGCGCTTATAACTTTCTTTGATATATTTGTTTGTCCATGCACGGTCGATAGGTTGTCCGAGACTAACAAACTCGCTAGTCTCAAGTAAGCCTAAATTCTTTTGCTGTTCCAACCAGTCCATGAACGCTTGTACTTTATCCTGACTGCGTGGAAAGTTAAATGCTTTTTGGCCGGGAGGAGTCATTTGGTATATTTGCGGTTGCAAGTCAAAACAATCCTGCTCAATTATAGCTTCTACAATTACTCTGGTAAGTGCATTAAATCTACGATTCATATCCCTTACAAACCGATTCCTTAAAACAGTGGTTCGTGTCGGGTCGTACTGATTTGCAGTATTAACAGTTAAATTATATGTACATACTTCACACAACTAACTTTCCTCCTTTATATTTAAAGAATGCACAACTACTATGAGGCATCCATTCTTGGAGCTTTTCAAAACGGTCTTCATTCTTTTCTATGAACTTAACAGGAGCAAGTAGTGCTTGATATTCTGATCCTTCCCGTTTTTGATAAAAATAATAATCTAAAAGTCCTAATACGGTAACTCCAGGAATCCAATACGGTGATAAAACTTCTATGCAATGGCTGAAAGTCGGATCTTTCTTCGGTGCATCGAAAATACATATCTCGATCTTATGTCCTGGATACGAAGGTATATTCTGGTCGATATTACCTCGTACTGGAACTATATTTTTATATATCCGTTTTGCATTCCGCATAAACATAGGTTGTAAGTTCTGACTAAATTCTAATTTAATACCATATTCTTTGGCAATACCTATCTGCTGGTCGTTAGCCTTCCATTTGTCATAAGCGTAATAAGGCAAGTTGTATCCCGCATTCACCAATCCTTTTAGCAACGGGACACTACTCGCCCCAAACCAACATCCTAATTCCATTGCCACCCCTTGCCCTGTCCACTTTGATCCTAACAGTTGCATATAATCATGTACGATATCGGAAGTCATTTCAGGTATCTTACCTAATTTACTTTTAGCTCTCATTTCATTCTTTAATTTTATTCTCTTCTTTCTTGATTTCATTTTTATCTTCAATTTCTTTTTCTTCTTTTGTTATTACTGGCTCTTCAATTATCGCTGCTTCCTGCATTTCTTTTATTAAGTCAATTTTGTTTTTGTCCAATCCTAAAAGGAACTCAAAGAATGCTGCTGGAGGTATAACCTCTTCTGCTGCCGGCACGGATACATATTCTTTTAATGCACTTGCCCGAATTTTCCCTACTTCTGCCAAATCCTTTTCACTCTTAGCAAATAGGTCACTCCATGCTACTGAATACTTCCCTGTTATAGGTTTCGGCAAGACTCCAAACTTTATACATCTTTCAGCAAAAGGTCTTACTATCTCTACTTCGGTATATTCCTCTCTACGTGTTTTAATGTAATCCCGCCATTCGTCCTGATCCTGAGTACTTGATAATTCTCCACGTTCGCTACCTGTTAGCATTCTCTTTGGGATCCCGGTAACGGCTGAAATCATTTGTATCTGAACATCTACATGACTCTTCGGGTCTGCTATTTGCATCGCCAGCTCTTTCATGTTTATTCCTTCAGATACTAATATCCTTCTGAGATCGTGTTCGTATTCGTCGATCTGGTCTTTTAGGTCGTCCCGCATCTTATCACTCATCTTAAAATCGTCTTTCAATTCCCCTGAATATCCCGGTCTTGCTCCACGCCAAAACATCTCCGCACTTCCTCCTACTAACTTTTCTAAATCCATCAATCTGTTATACACAGATTCTAAAACAGGAAGTCCGTTTATCTCTTCTTCTAATCTTTCAAATACAGTATGTAATATTCTCGAATGATGCACCTGTAATGAATAGGATTTACCTCCACTTCCGGATTCATTTAGAGTTATGTTGTAAACAGTAGGCAATCCGTAACGTGAATCATTAGTGTTTGCTTCCCATTTATCAACTTTAGCATTGTATTCACTTACCGGCCTAACGTATAATAATTTTCTTGTAGTCCCTTCAACAGGCAAAAGAAATTCATCTCTGCATTTTACATCATCGAATCCTAATAACAGAACAGCATAATGACCTAAGCAAGTAAGTTTATCCAAGCGTATGAGTTTGCTCTTTAGATTTAGTTGCTCTTCGAGAGTTTCCCAAGCCTTTTCAAATGTGGTCTCCTGGTCGTCTTTGTTTTCTGTTAATCTCAGATCACCTTTCCACGTCATGCTTACAGGCCGGTTTATGATCGCCTTAGCAATATCTTGTCGTTTGTATTTTAGCCAGTAATCACTGTATTCTATCGTATCTGGATATCCTAATGCCTGGAATAAGTTACGATCACCTCCGTATTGCTTCCCGAAGCCATTGAACAGATTTAATCTATCTACCAAAGTCCCTGGCAAAGTAGACAATGTTTGTAATAACGTTTGTTTTTTAGCCATTAAATAAGTTTTAAAAATTCAAGTATTCCAAATTGTAAGATACAAGCAGCCCCGATTGATGCGACTATCACCTCAGCACTCATCTTCCAGAACTTGTATCTTTCGCAGTTCTTTTCTAATGTCGCTCGGATTATTTCTTGCTTTTCAAGGTCTGTTACTCTACCATTGGTTTCTTTTACATGCTTGATTAAATTATCCAACCTTGGACGAATAACCTCGTCTGTAATAGTTTCCTGTGCCTGCAACTTAGCTGATATTTTACTATCGAATGCA